TTACATTTCTTTAGGGTCTTCTTTTGAGTTATATATATCTGACTTATACTTGGATATAGATATAACTTTTGGACTTGTGAATTTTACATTGTTAGATGAATAATAATTATAATTATTAGGTGTAATATATTGTGGATTATCAGAAACTTCATCTACTAGCTCCACATGTAAATGCATATTAAGTTTTGCAGCAATATCTGCAAGTGATTGAATAGTGAAATTGTAGTCATCACTTTCCCATTTGGAAACCATACCTTGACTTACACCTAACTTTTCTGCAAATGCTTTTTGAGAAAGATTTAATTCTATTCTTTTTTTCACAATAGCAGATGATATCTTAGCTTGGCAATCAGCAGAGATTACGTCTGCTGTACTGATAACGTTTTCAAAAATTGCAAATAAGTCATTCAAATCCCCGAATTTTTTACTCATTGTAAAGCCTCCTTTAAGTCACTATATCTTTCTTTAGCAGGAACTTCATATTGAGAATAGTCTGTTGCGCGCTTTCCATCTCTTTCATAGAAAGCTACAAGGAAAACAGGTGTAGTATTATCATAAAATGTAATTATAAATCTTATATTAAAGTTCTTCGATTTTAAGTGAAGAGAATAATATAATTGTTCAGATTTATATTTAAGAATCTCATTACTATCAGCATCATTTATACGTGTTTTTAATGAAACAAGAAATGCAAGCTGCTTGTTGAGAATCTTGAATAACTCACCCTCGTGTCCTTTTACATCTTTCAATAAATCACTTAATTCACGTAAAAATGCTTTGTGGAATACAAAACCATATTCATTTGTGTATTTTGTTAGTGATTTCATTAATTCCTCTAGTGCTTCTTTTAAGTTAATATTATCATCTCCTTTAGTATATTACTTATAAGTAATAAAATCAAATTTTATAATACTATTATATTATAAAAAAGTTATATTATGAACGTTTTCATAATGTTGGCAAAACGTAAAAAGACTCTGGGCCCGAAGGACACCAGAGTACGTTCAAGAGTAGTGTATCTTGAATGTATATTAGTGTCAATAGTCATTCCCACATCTCCAACACATAAAAGGTTGGTTCAAAGCCGATAACATAGTTAATTTAATGAATCTTCAATATCAATGGTTAATGAAATAATACAATCTTTATCAAAGCCTCCATTTTTAACAATTTCAGATGGTATCTTAGGATATTTTTTGCCCTTAATAGAAAATCGCTGATTATTGTATTTAGAACAAATAGGGCAAGTGCTATTGGTTGTTAAAAATACAGTATCACACTTGAGTATTTTAGCTTTGTTTAATTGTTCATTAATTCTTGCTAGGTTAGATATTCGCTTATCTGCAAATTGTGGATGACGTTTGCAAATATTATTAAATTCAACTTCAGCAGCTTCATATTGTTTATTTTGTTGAAGAAATTTAACAAGACGTAAGTAATCCTTTTCTAATAATGGAGGTCTGTCATACATATCAGATAGCTCATTAGAATGTTTTAAACAGGCAATAGCTAAGTCCATTTCTTTATTTCGTTTAAATGTTGTTGCCAATCTTTGAAGAGCATAGTACGAAGGTGTTCCATCTATCGTATCATTAATCCCTATTTTTGTTATGTCATTTATACTTTTTATATTTGAGTTTTTAAAGTCTTTCTTAAATAATCCCATATTCAGTATCCCCCTATTTTTCTCTATGTGCAAATATTTCAACTACCTGAACATCTTTGCACTGTTTGTCATAATCTCCATTTTCAATGTGTTTCATCTCGTGATGATACGCTTTCATAAGCTGCTCTAGGGAGTGCCTAGAGTTTAATACGATAGTGTATGTATCATCATTACAATGCATAGTGTATGCCTTAATTGTCACAGGCATATCAGCGTATACAATATTAGTATCCAATTTCTTTTCACCCTCTTACTGTTAATCGTTGTTGTTAGACATTCGGTCAATCATCTCCTTTACAAACTGAATATCTTCTTTTTTAACCTTGCGTGATGCATCAAAGAGAACTTTATAGTCAGGGTTCTCATATAAGAACTGAGCCATATCTCTTGCATCATCATCAAGATAATATACATTATTATCTTCATTAGTATTATAAGAGAGTTTTTTTGTAGCTAAATCATTCATATCTATATTAAATATCTCAGATAATTTCTTTAAGGCTTTAAGTGGTGGTTCAGAAACACCAGACTCCCATTTTTGTATTGTAGTAAATGATTTATAACCAAGCATATTGGCTATGTCATCTTGAGAATATCCTTTTTTAGTTCTTAAAAAACGTATGTTTTCACCAAGGCACATATTAATGTCACCGCCCTTCTTAATTTATATTTGAATAATATAATATAATTGAAGAAAATTCAAGTAGAATTGATAAAAAGATAAAAAAACTTGAAATAAATTCAAAAAAGGTATTGACACTTGAATATAAATCAAGTAACATATGCTTGAAAATAATTCAAGTTGAAATGAGGTGATGAAAAGTTGAATACAAATGAAATGCAGTTCTCCGTTAAAGAATTAAGAGTAAGAAAAAACGAAACACAGGAGCAAGTTGCCAACAAAATCGGAATTTCTCCTCAAACATACTGCTCGTGGGAAAAAGATATATCTAATGTGGCGGTAAGTAAGGTTAGAGCTCTTGCTGAGCATTTCGGTGTAACTCTTAATCAGATAAAATTTTAATTTTTTTTTTGAATTTTAACTTGAAATAAATTCAAGTAAACATTCAAAGCAAGTAATATAACAAGGAGGTGAGAGCGAGAGAGAGAGTAAATATACATTTACTTAACTCTGTAGTTACCACAGATAGATGAGATCAGCTTAAGGAGTGAAGAATGATAAAGAGAAAAAACACAATAATAGCAGCTTTAATATTAGGTGCATCATTAACAATGACAGGTTGTAGTGAAGCAGATAAAGTTAATTACAATATGTCAAAGCAGGCAGATTATTTTGAGTGTGAACGAAAAATAACAGTATACAACGCACGTACAGATAAAATCATTATGGAAGCAGAAGGCTATATGAGCATAAGCAATGATAGTGAAAATGAACTTGTATGTACGGTTAAAACCGGCGCAGATGAATACAGAAAGAATTACATATATCTCAATGATTACACAATGTATGTTGTTGAGGATATAACAGGAACACATTCAGACCCATATCATTACAAGATGTATTTTCATACAGAAAGTCTTATTGATGTGGATACAAGACCATAAAAAGGAGAAGATATGAACACAACAGCAGTAGCAATAACAACGATTATCTGCATAACAATATTAGTTTTATGCAGAGATGATAAGAAGAGGTGATATTATGGAGCATTTTAATTCAAGTGAAGCAAGAGCGGCACAGGATAAGTACTGTGAGGAGAAAGGTTATCCACACTTTGCACCAATGGGTGGAAGGTGCTGGAACTGTAACGAAGATATCTATAAAGAGATTGACCACGGCGGATATAAGACTGGTATTTCAGTTGAAAAGGCCGGCTCAACATTAGTAACAGGCTGTCCACATTGCCACAGGTCATATTGTGATTAAAAGCAGTAATCAGGACAATCAGCAGAAGCATATAAGACAGTAAGTATAAACGTAAGAGGTGGTATGTATGAAATACGATTTAAAAACAACAGTATTCCCTGATGGGTGTGTTGTGAATGTGCATTCACCACAACTGTCAGAGGACGAAAGGGCTAAAGCAGTTGCTGATCTTAAGGAAGCAGCTCAAAGATATGCCAGAAGTGTTATTAAGCAGAAAATGATAAAGGAGAAAATAAAACAATGAGGATAACCGGGGAAATAATTGCATTTAATAAGAGAATCAATGCAGCTATTGCAGATGGAAGAATCGAAGATGCATCCAAGTGGATGTTAAGGCTTCACAGGCTGGAGTGTAAAGCAGGTGTTCAAATAGGTGATTACAGATTAAGAAATATATAAAAAGAGCTGCGGTGAGCTAGTAGCACTAACAACACCGCAACTTAATTAAAAACATCAATTATAGTGTAGAACATTTAGGAGTAAAAAGCAATGTGGAATTACAAATGTTTACATTGTGGCGCAAGACTGGATCCTGGAGAGAAATGTGATTGCCAGGATGAAAGGCAGCGTTACTTAAGACAGTTTAGGATGTCTAGGAACGGACAGTATCAGTTTATATTTGGAGGAATGAATGATGAGAAAAAACATAACAATATCAGTCAAAGAGTATAAGAAACTCATAAAGAAAAGTATTCAGATTAGCATATTAAAAGATAAATTTAGTAAAGAACAGTATGTGTCATCAGATGAGGTAAAGATTATATTAGGAATTAACGAGGAGGAAAAAATAAATGGATAACATGATACCAATGGGACAGCAGATGGCTGTTACTAAAACATCACAGACAGAGATGATGATAAGCAGACAGGCACAGGAAGTTCAGGGGGCAATAGTAATGGCTAAGAAGTTCCCAAGAGATGAATATGATGCAATGGAGAGAATCAAGAGAACGTGCCAAAGGGCAACTTTAGCAGAGCAGGCTATATATTCTTATCCAAGAGGCGGACAGACGGTTATGGGACCATCTATAAGGCTTGCAGAAGCGCTTGCTCAGAACTGGGGTAATATTGATTATGGTGTTATAGAGCTTGAACAGAAGAATGGTGCATCAGAGATGATGGCATATGCATGGGATCTGGAATCAAATACAAGAGTAACCAAGATATTTACAGTAGAGCATAAGAGAGACACTAAGAAGGGTACATATCAGCTTACAGATAGTAGAGATATCTATGAGGCGACAGCTAACTTTGGTGCAAGACGAATGAGGGCATGTATTCTTGGAGTTATACCAGGAGATGTTGTAGATATGGCTGTTGGAGAGTGCAAGGAAACAGTTAGGAAAGGAATAGGCAAGGAGCCTATTAATGAAAGAGTAACTAAGCTTATTAATGCATTTAAAGTTGAATTCAAAGTTACAAGAGAACAGATAGAAAAGTATGCGGAACGTAATTGTGCGGATTTCGGAGAAGATGAATTTATTAACCTAAAGGGAGTATATAAGGCCCTTAAAGACGGACAGGCTAAAGCTGAAGATTATTTTCCGGTAGAAGAGGAAGTTCCTAATCCTATGGGAGGTACTGCAGATGTTACTAACAAGTGAGAATTATTATAGTACAGAAGCCGATAAGGAGTATTTAAGTGTATCGCAGTATAAGAATTTTGTTGGTTCACTTGGCCGTCCGGGATGTGAAGCTTATGCATTGGCAAAGCTTAATGAAGAGTGGGTTGAGAATATGGAAGATTCTGATGCACTTATGGTTGGTTCTTATGTTGATGCACATTTTGAAGGAACTCTTGATACATTCAAAGCACAGCACTCCTGCATGTTTAAGAAAGATGGTTCCCTTATGGCTAAATATATTAAGGCCAATGAAATGATTAATAGATGTGAACGTGATGATTTATTTATGGCTTACATGAGTGGTGAAAAGCAGGTAATAATGACCGCTGATATGTTCGGTGCTAAATGGAAAATTAAGATTGATAGTTATATCAAGGATAAGTGTATTGTTGACCTTAAGACTTGTCAGAGTATAACAAAAACTTTCTATCATGCTGATGCTGGCAATATGAATTTTCTGCATGAGTGGGGATATTACATCCAGGGAGCTGTTTATCAGAAGATTGTTGAGATTAATACAGGGAAAAAACTCCCATTCTTTATAGCAGCAGTATCAAAAGAGAAAGAGCCAGATATACAGGTTATAGCATGTGAGCAGTCGTTTCTTGATGAGGCTTTAGCAGAGGTTGAAAGTAATGTACCTAAGATATTAGCACTTAAGAATAACGAAATAGATCCTATAAGGTGTGAGCAATGTGATTATTGTAAACATACAAAGGTTCTTAAAGCGCCAATATGGTCAAGTGATTTGATAGGTGAGGTATAGGATGAAAACAGATAGTGTAGTAACGAGATATTCAGGATATTGTGCATTATGTGGAAAGCCTACACAGACAGAGCATCATTTATTATTCGGCATAGGAATTAGGGAATTAGCAGAAGAGGATGGCATTAAAATACCTGTATGTGATGATGAACATAATATGTCTGGTGGAATTAGGCAGATACATAATAATAGCGCTGCTGAAAAGCTTAGTAAGATTGCTGGTCAGTTAGCCTGGGAGAAAGAATATTATCATAAATTATATGGATATGAGAATGATCCAGCTAGAGAAGCATTTAGGAAAAGATATGGAAGGAGTTATCTGTGACTTTATAATATCACACATCTACGTTGTCACAGAAATACATATAAGCCCTGTGGTACATACTTCCACAGGGCGGAAAGGAGCTGAATGCTCTATACATTTACAATCAAGGGTACGCTTCCAGGATTAAACGAATACCTGAAAGCAGAAAGAAGCTTTCATAACCGGCATAGTACGGGCAACGATATGAAGCAGCAGTATCAGATGATCATATCTAACGCTATAAGGCTTAATCTTAAGCGTACCCATATAAATAATCCAGTCCGGATTAAATACACATTCTATGAGCCTAACAGAAAGCGTGACCTTGATAATATAGCAGGGGTTGCACATAAGTTCATACAGGATGCACTTGTTAAGTGTAAGGTGCTTGATAATGACGGATGGAATAACATAGTAGGCTTTGAGGACCATTTCTTCATAGATAAACATAATCCACGTATAGAAGTGGTGCTGGAAGAGGTGAAGCCGTGAATACAGAGCAGAGAATCGACTATATAAAACAACTGAACGGGTTTGAAAGGTGGCTCGAAAGTCATTACTTGCCGAGTGCTGCGCAATTATTGTACTACAAGTTATTAAGTATCAATAATATGGCAGGGTGGTGCGAGTGGATACAAGTAGATAACCAGCGAGTAATGTCTCGTTGTCAGATGTCAAGAGAGGCTACGTTAGTCGAAAACAGAAATAAATTAATAGAAGCAGGGCTGATAGAATTCCAGAGAGGAAAAAAAGGAAGTCCCAATAAATATAAAATTTGTACTTTCAAATCCGTAGGGAAAACCGTAGGAGAAACCGTAGTACAAACCGAAGTACAAACCGTAGGAGAAACCGTAGCCATATATAAACAAAAACAAAAACAAAAACTAAATAATATAGCGCCTGCGCGCGCAAAGAAAAATAAATTTACAAATTATAGTCAGCGTGAACGGCGGTCAGATGAGTTTTATGACTCGCTGCTTAGTAACTGACGGAAGGAGTATGCATGTTAGATTTAGAGTATCTTAACAGGTTCGGTAAGGATCTTGTTTCAGAAACTGACAGGCTTTTACAGGTGAAGTCTGCCTATGAGGAGATAAATCCAGAGGTGTTATACAAGGCGGAGCTGACAGAAGATGGACGTAATATCGGGTACACAGCTTTTGAGAATGTTCCAGGACTTAAGGATATAGCCACAGATACATCTGACTTTATAAAGAGCCAGATTGGAAAGTATCTGGAAGATAAAATCAGCAACCTTAGGGAGTGTATAACGGCTATGGTGGAAGACATTACTGGTAGTATGGATCCAAAGCCTGCTGATTCTCAGAGCAGGGTTAAAGAGTGCGGTGTGGATGAGGAGCCTGTCATTCATCCAGTATCACAGACAGTAGTTGTGGATTGTGCGAGCAAGATTAGTGCGGTTGAGCTTAGTCCATCTAAGTCAAAGGTTAGTCCAAGCCAAGTCGAGCAGAGTTAAAACAAGACTTAAAACAGATGGGGTTACTACAAGTAAGGTCATAGACAGATTAGGCAGAGAACAGGAAGCTGCATTTATTAATGAAGCCAACCTTTATAAGACAATCTTTCAGAGCCGTAAAGACAGCGCAGAGAGATTTACAGACTGGGTTACATCAGAGGTGCTTCCAAGCATACGAAAGACAGGAAGTTAATTCAAAAGTAATTAGAAGTTACATTAGGATTTTTAAATTATTTATTATATAAAACAGGAGGATGTAAATTTATGAATACTTTAATAACAGTAAATAATGAGACACAGACAGTATCAGCCAGAGAGCTTCATGAGGAATTAAAAATTAAGACAAGATTTAATGATTGGTTTCAAAGAATGACCGAATATGGATTTTCAGAGGGAGAAGACTTTTACTCAAAAATGAGTAAAATATCAGAAAGTGTGGGAAGACCTCAAGTCGATTATAACATATCACTTGATATGGCAAAACAGATATGTATGATTCAGCGTACCTCAGAAGGTAAAGCAGTACGTCAGTATCTAATTGATTTAGAAAAGGCGTGGAACACACCTGAACAGGTTATGGCTAGAGCGCTGAAATTAGCTAATAAGACCATAGACAGTCTTAAGATAGATAATTCAAAGCTCATAGAAGATAATCATAGAATGAAACCTAAAGAGATATTTGCGGATGCAGTAGCTACAAGTACTACATCAATATTGATTGGTGATTTAGCCAAACTGATTAAGCAGAATGGTGTTGATATGGGGCAAAAGAGATTGTTTTTGTGGTTGCGTGAAAATGGGTACTTAATAAAGCGGAACGGTTCAGATTACAATATGCCAACGCAGAAGAGCATGGATATGAACTTATTTGAGGTTAAAGAAAGTACAATAAATAATCCAGATGGTTCAGTTCGTATAAATCGAACAACTAAAGTGACTGGAAGAGGGCAGCAGTATTTTATTAATAAGTTTTTAGCATAAATAAAGAGAGGTATTACCCTCTCTTAACCCATGTGATATCATATCCCATTATATCAGCTAAAGCGAGACATTCGCTATACTTAATTGTTCCACGAGTTAATTTGTTGGAAATGTTTTGAGTTGTAGTTGGTTCGTGAGTTTTATTATATTCAGATATGATTTCGGTTAATGTCATACCGCTTTTAGCAATGTATGATTTGATTTCATTACGGATATCGTTACTCATATTATTTACCTCCTTTTACAACATTATACATTATTGAATAAAAATATTCAATATAGTGTAAAAGTATTCATTGGAGTATTGACAATGTTGCGTTATAGTGTATAATGAAACTATAATAAAACAAAGGAGATAATAATATGAATGATTTAGAGATAATTGGAATATTAAAAAATTTAATTGACATGCCAGAGAAAAATTTCAAGAAGTGTGTAGAATTCGCGGATAGTATGGAAGCTTCTGAGAATGTAAAGAATTTTTTTAATATTCTCATAATATTGGCAGATAAAAAAAGAAATGAAAAAAGACAATCCCTCACAGCCTAGCCAGCACATAGGGATTGTCCAAACACAAGGAGTACCTTGTAGGAGCAAGTATAAGGTACTCCTAAAAAGAAGTCAATAAGATTTATAAAATGTTCTTTGATAATTGAATAATGACGCTAAATTGTATATAATAAATTATAATGTAACATTAAGGAGAAACAAATGACAAATATACAATCTATATTAATAGTAGTTGCTTTTATTGCAATATGTGTTATATTAATGGGCTATCTATATTGGATGTTAATATTGTTTTCAAAAGATATTATCTTTTTTATTGGCAAAAAGAAGATGTTTAAATCAGTTGGTAATATATTAGTGTCATATTATAGAGAAAATGAATATGATCAATGCATTAGTGAATTAGAAATTGTATACAAACATATTATCAATGGAAATGATGAATTAGAAAGATATTATGGAAATATAGAAACTATATTAGAAAAATATTTAATAGAATTCAACGCAGACCAACTGAAAAAGTATGATTTTAAAGTTGAAGAAAAAGATAAGAATCAATTTAAAAAATATATATTAAGCTTGATACATTATTACAATAAAATATTCCCAATGAATATATTAGATGGCGCAAATAATGTATTGATAAAACAGCTTATTGATTATAGGGATGATAAAGAAACTGATAAGTATGAAAAGACAGTAGAAGAAGTTGCAATTGAAATAAAACAATTGCAAGATACAGTTTATGAGAAAGATAAAAGTAAAAAAAGACAAGATGTAATAGGAATAATTAGTATTATATTATCAATATTTTTCGGTGTTATATCTTTTATACAATTTTTAAGTTGAATTTATGTCAGCCGTCATTATTTGATGGTTGGCATTTTTTTATACAAAAATATATTTGAGAGGTGTAGTGAGTGGAAGAACAGTACAATATCAAAGAAATATTGATACAGTATGAAGACTTGGTAAAGGAGAGAGAATCATTAAAAGAATCTATATCTCAGATAGAGAAAAGGATAAGTAAGATGGAGCAGGAAGGATATACTGTAATAGATAGTGTATCAGGCGGAAATGGTGGCAAGCAGCATTTCAAGATAGAAGGCTTCCCATATTCGGAGTATGATAATCAGATGGCATTATTAATGTTAAGAAAGTCACAGCAGGAAGATGTTCTGGGGAAGATAGAACAGCAGATAGCACTTGCAGAGCATTACATATACCAGATAAAGAGCAGCACTATGAGGAGGATGATTACGTACAGATACATTAACAAATATTCCTGGATAAAAGTTGCACATAGCATGGGAAAACATTATACTGCAGATGGATGCAGGATGGCTGTTGAAAGATTTTTGAAAGAAAAATAAAAGTCTGTTCGTTTTGTTCGTTCTGTTCGTTTTATATGTGGTAATATTTATCGTGGAACAGATGTAAGGTGCATTGTTTCACAGACATACGCAAGTCTGAATTCAATAATATCCCCGGTGGTGCTGGTGAGAGCTAGCACCATTCTCCTAACATTAATAAAAGGGTGTATACCTCCATATCGTAAGGCACTAGCTTAAGGCTGGTGTCTTTTTTAATAACTCTTAAGAAATATAAGCAACCTGACGATATATAAAATATATAAGGAGGGATATTTATGAAAGTAGCATTTTTATCTGTATTAATTTTCGTATTTATAATGGCTTTTGTAGGAGGAGGTATAAAGATATTTTCTAAAGATAAAAAACATGATGCAGTTTCAACTTGGAAAGTAGCAGGATATTTTTTTGTTATTGTATTGACAAGTATTAATTTAGCACAAAGTATATTTGCTGGCACGCTGACAGCATTAGATATAGCTGTTATGATAGTGTCAGTAATAGAATTTGTTGGTAATAAAATTGAATACGATAAATATTATAAAAAAAATAAGTAATATAGTGTGAAGACCTTGTTTTTAAAATGAGGTCTTTTATTATGCCAGAAAGGAGCTGATTGTATGGCATTAACAGATAAACAGAAGCGATTCTGTGAAGAATACCTTATAGACCTTAATGCCACACAGGCAGCTATCAGGGCAGGGTATTCACCGAAGACAGCAGAACAGACGGCATCAAGACTGTTAAGAAATGTTAAGGTGCAGGAATATATAGCAAAAAGACAAAAAGAGCTATCAAGGAGTACAGAGATAACCCAGGAGAGAGTTATCAAGGAACTTGCCTTGATAGCTTTTTCTAATAATGCGGATTATGCACACGTGGTTGAAAAGAAGATGCAAGTAGAAGCGGGTGGAGCACTTGTGGATGTACTGGATAAAGATGGTAAGCCTGTTATGTATAGAACAGTAGAGCCGGTGCTTACAGAAGAACTTACAGAGGAACAGAAAAGAGCTCTTGCTGTTATCAAGAAGGGTAGAGATGGATTAGAAGTTAAGTCCTGTGACAAGGTTAAGGCCTTAGAGCTTCTTGGCAAGCATTTAGGTATATTTACAGACAAGATAGAAGCCAATGTAAACGATACAACTAGGAGTGAATTACAGGAGCTTCTTGCACAGCGTAAAGCAAGGGGTGAGCCAGATGCTTCTAAGTGATAAGTACTGGGATTACATAGACACACCTGCAAGAGCAGAGTTCTTAGAGGGTTCAACTGCCTCCGGAAAGACAACAACAGTAGCTGTTAAGTTCATTATGAATGTAGCTGAATCAGATATGAAGCTGCATGTTATAGCAGGTAATACAACAGGTGTTATTGAGAAGAATATAATAAATGCTGATATGGGATTGCTGCAGATATTTCCCAATCTTGAATACTGTGGTAATGGTGATAAAGAGAATAAACTTCCACATATTAAATTCAAAACTGGCAGCAGTACCAAGATAATATATATTCTTGGCTATGATAATGCCAGTAAATGGAAAAATGCACTTGGAAGCCAGTTTGGTTGTGTGTGGGTAGATGAGTGCAATACAGCTAACATAGACTTCATACGAGAGATATTCGGACGTTCTGAATACTTTGTAGGCACACTTAATCCTGATGCACCTACATTACCCATATACAGCGAATACATCAATCACGCTAGACCGATTGATAAGTACAAGGCAGATGTGCCGGAAGAGATATGGAAGGACCTTAATGGCTGTGAGCCTATTAAAGGCTGGGTATACTGGTTCTTCACATTTGAAGATAACGTATCTATGACACCTGAGAAGATAGAACAGAAGAAAATGAGCTATCCTCCTGGTACTAAGATATATAAAAACAAGATATTAGGATTAAGAGGCAAGGCTACAGGTCTTGTCTTTTCCAATTTCTGCAAACGACATGTTATTACAAAGGAACAGGCAAAGGCATTTATTAAACGAGAATATGACGATAAGCAGACAGAGTGGTTTGTAATATATACAAGCGGTCTTGATACGGCATATTCAACAAAGAGCCCAGATACTATTGCAATGTCTTATATGGGAATAACCAATAAGGGCAAGTTAATGGTGCTAGACGAAAAGGTATATAACAATGCGGAACTTGATATACCAATAGCTCCAAGTGATACAGTAAGGAATTACATAGACTTCCTGGAACGCAACAGAAAAGAATGGGGCGGCATGGCAAAGAATACATTTGTTGATAACGCGGATCAGGCGACAATAACAGAATTTGCCAAGTATAAGAGAGAACATCATGAATGCCTGTATATATTCAATAATGCGTATAAGAAAGTAACCATAATAGATAGAATTAACTTACAGCTTGGCTGGATGTCCTTTAACGACAAGAAGGGCAGAGAGCCAAGCTTTTATATTGTCGATACGTGCACGAATTACAAGACAGAGTTAGAAACGTATTCGTGGCTTGAAGATAAGGACTGTGAGCCTGAGGATGGCAATGACCATATGGTAAACAGCGTACAGTATGGCTGGATTCCTTATCGAAGCAGGATAGGTATAGAGAATAAGACATAATTCCAGATAGGAGAGTGAGAGAGGTGAACATATTTACAAGTATGGCAGAGAAGATAAAAACAGGAATAAGAACGTGGCTGCACATCCATCCGGCTGTTAATGGATCCATAAGTATACAGGAAACTCTTGATTATGAGGGAAATGCCATAAAGAACCAGATATGGTACAGAGGTGAGAGTGAAGAACTGTCACAGCTATACAGCCAGATAGATGGTAACAAGACAAGGTTCTGGTCTGCATCCTGTACAATAGGTATGGAGATAAGAAAGATACACGTAGGTCTCCCTGCTATGTTATGCGATATGCTGGCCAGTATAGTAACAGATGATATGAATTTAATAGATGCTGGCAGCAGGCAGACAGAATGGGATAAGATAGCAGAGGAAAATGATTTCATTGAGCTAGTTAAGCAGGCAATAACAGAAACGCTTTATATCGGTGATGGAGCATTCAAGATATCGTTCGATACGAACCTTAGCAAGTATCCTATATTGGAATTCTACTCTGGTGATAAGACAGAGATTATTAGGGACAGGGGAAGAGTTAAGGAGATAGTGTTTAAGACTGTGCATAACGTCCAGAGGCAGGAATATGTATTACTTGAACATTATGGCATAGGCTACATACATTATGAGCTTACAAGAGGCGGCAGGGAATATGATTTAAGTGTTATACCGGAGCTGGCACATCTTAGTGATGTTACCTGGAATGACAAGTTTATAATGGCTGTTCCTCTTATGTTCTATAAGTCAGCCAAGTATAAAGGACGAGGCAAGAGCATATTTGATGCAAAGATAGATAACTTTGATGCGCTGGATGAAGCATGGTCACAATGGATGGATGCCTTAAGGAAGAATAGAACAAAGGAATATATACCGGAGAATATGCTGCCAAGGAATCCGCTAGATGGAAAAGTGCTAAAGCCTAATGCTTTTGATAATGCATATATAGCAACAGATGGCAGTATGGCAGAAGGTACAGTTAATAAGATAGAGCTTGTACAGGGCAATATCCCACACGAAAGCTATCTTGCAACATATATCACAGCGTTGGATCTTTGTTTACAGGGGATTATGAGCCCATCAACATTAGGCATAGATGTTAAGAAGCTGGATAATGCAGAGGCACAGAGAGAGAAAGAGAAAGCAACGCTTTACAGCAGAAATAACATTGTAGAGCAGCTTCAGAAAGTTCTTCCTAAGCTGGTTACAGCAACATTTAATGCCATAGACACGCTTAATAAGACAGCTATTAAGGATATAGATATTGATGTGACATTTGGCGAATATGCTAACCCATCCTTTGAAAGTCAGGTTGAGACAGTAAGCAAGGCTAAGCAGGGCGGCATTATGAGCATAGAGGCATCTGTTGATGAGTTGTATGGAGATACCAAGGATGATGAATGGAAGCAGGAAGAGATAGCAAGGCTTAAGGCTGAGCAGGGTATATCTGATATGGAAGAGCCGGCACTTAATATGCAGGCAGATGGCTTCTCAGTTGATGGCGCTGATAACAGTTTCACAGGTTTTGATAACAAGTGAGGTAGCTTATGGCACTTAACACAGATTATGACATAGAGAAAGCCTTTAGAGCCATAGAAGATGAGCTGATTGCTTCTATGATACGAAATCTTGACAGACACAGAGCGGAAGAAGATGAACTTGGATTCAACTGGACACAATGGCAGGTAGAACAGCTTAAAGCCTTAGAAAAATATAAAGCAGATAACAAGACACGTTTTGCGGGCAGATTCAGCGATATAAACAGTTCAATTGATGCAATGATATTTACAGCAAGGCAGACAGGCGGCACGGAGCAGGAACAGAAGATATTAAGAGCATTGAAAAAGGGATTAAAAGCATCCAAGGTGTCACAAGGCACTGAGGGTGCTTTTTTCAAGCTTAACACAAGAAAGCTTAATGCCCTGATTAAAGCTACGAAGTCAGATTTTAACAGGGCGGAAAAAGCAATGCTTAGAATGTCGGAAGATAAATACCGGCAGATAATATTCAATGCTCAGGTGTATGCGAATACGGGTGCAGGAACATATGAGAAAGCAGTTGATATGGCGACAAAGGATTTCCTTAAAGCAGGTATCAACTGTATTGAATATGCGAATGGCGCAAGGCATACTATGAAAGATTATGCTAAGATGGCAATTCAGACAGCCAATAAGCGTGCATATCTAACCGGAGAGGGGGAGATGAGACAGTCCTGGGGAATTAGTACAGTTATTATGAATAAGCGTGCTAATGCCTGTCCTAAGTGCCTTCCATTTGTTGGTAAGGTGCTGATAGATGATGTATGGAGTGGAGGTGATGCAAGTGATGGTAATTATCCGTTAATGTCTTCGGCAATAGCAGCGGGTCTTTACCATCCTTGACGACCTAACTGCAAAGACGTACATACAACATATTTCCCGGAGCTGGATGAAGAGCCAGACAGTAAGTTTACCAAGGAAGAGTTAGAACAGGTCAAGGAGGATTACAAGCAAGACCAGAAGCAGCAGTATGCGGGCAGAATGGTTGAGCAGTTTGATAGGCTTTCTAAGTACTCCTTAGACCCGGATAACAAGAAAGTATATGCGGTTAGAAAGGAACAATGGGAAAATGAAGTATTAAAACAGAAAAATAGAGGCAAAAAGGTTATAATAACGGAGCAGGCAATAGATAAAGTAAATGAAATTAATCCTAAGGGCTTTACTTCTGATAATAATAAATTTATAAAAGAGGTACATAAGGACTTACTTAAAGTTGCGAGAGATGAAAACAACAGTAATGAAGTTGCATGTGTAGTAGATTTAATAACAAATAAAAAAACTAAATTTATAAAAGGTGGAAGGCATGAGGTAGATGTATATTCTGATTCAGATATGTTTCATTTATTGCATTCGGCAAAAGATAAGTCTTTGGTATTATGTCACAACCATCCTGGATTAACAGATTTTTCAGCAAATGATATTGGAGTATTTATGAGACACGACACAATAAAAACTATGACCATTGTGACAAATCAAGGAGATGTACGATATATTTCAAAAGGCGAACATTTTGATTATAATGGAGCGGTTGAATTGATGAGAGAGTGTCAGGAAAAATATAGTGATAATATTAATAAGTGTATTGATTTGTTTTTAAAAAAATGCTATTCTGTTGGCATACAGAGAGGGTAATATTGAGGCAGGAGGTGTTTCAATGGATGGTATATTAGATGGAAAACCGGGAATGACAATTGATGAATTGATTGCATTATTGGAAAAAGGACCAATAAAGGCAGAAAGCAATAATGAAGATAAAGCAGAAATAAAAGAAAACAAGTAACAGCCACCAGTCGAAAGATTGGTGGTATTTTTATACCCGATTTTAAGAAAGTGAGGACAAGACAGTATGAAAAAATTATTTATTAGCCAGCCTATGGCAGGTAAAACAGACGAGGAAATAAAAGAAACAAGGAAAAAGGCAATAGAATATGCAGAGCTGCTATTAGGTGAGAAAGTAGAAGTTATAGAGTCTTTTTTTGAAGGAGCTCCAGCAGAAGCTAAGCCATTGTGGTTTTTAGGAAAATCAATAGAACTTCTATCACAGGCGGATGTTGTATATTTTGTTAAAGGCTGGGATAAGGCTAGAGGTTGTAAAATAGAACATCAGTGTGCAGTAGCATATGATATTAAGAGAATTGAAGATTAGATTGAATAAACAGCCATAGAGCTGTTATTTTTATACATAAGTTGCACCGGTGCAACAGAAAGGAAACGTATGTTGAAAAGATATTCACCGCCACCAGAGCTAGTGAAAAAAGAAAAATCACAATCTGAAATATTTATGGAAGATGATGATTTTGTAATGACACAGCTTAAAAGGCATGTATTAATGTTACAAAATAGATTAACAATGGAAATGTATCAAGATGATTTAGATGTTAAATTATATCATCAGACTATAATGGATACTTTATATGAAATAGAAAAAAGAAATAAATAAGTACGCATAGCAATACGCTGTGGGTGCTATTTTTATATAAAAGTTGCATTAAAGACTATACAAAGAAAATAAGGAATTGATTGTCTTGCTTAAATGGGCAAGCTATCAATTCCTTATTAAGATATTTACTTATATATATCAAATTAAGAAAATACATATTAGTTATTGTTCATTTTGAGCATCTTTTAATAATTTTTTTGCATAATTACATAAATTTTCTTTTCCTTTTTCATCAAGGGCTTGATAGCATAGGAGTATCATATCCAATCTTAATTGATTTAGTTCAGCTACAGCAGATTGATAATTATTAATAGTAGAACCTAATTCTGAATTCATTACAATGTCGTCTATTATATCACCATAAGTTTCTATTTCTTCAGGATGTTTACCTGATATAAAACGATTAGTAGCTTTATCAATAATAGGAGAATTTATATCAATTAAATCTGAAACAGGAATTTTTAAAGCATTGGCAATTTTTTTTATTGTTTCAAGTTTTGGTTCGCGAGTGCCCTTTTCATATCTCATTATTGTAACACCTGATACTCCAATAAGATTGCCCAGTTCTTCTTGACTTAAGTTTTTCTTTTGACGTTGAAGTCTTAAATTTTCAGAGAAATTTGACAAAATAGCCACCTCCTTTTAATGAATAATACCATAAAGGAAAAAAAAAAGAAATATAATTGTAAAAAAATATTGACATACTACCAAAATGGAAGTAATATTACCACATAAAAACCGAAATGGTTAGAAAGGAGAGTATATGAAATTATTATCAGTTAAAATTGATGATGAGTTGCATAAAAAGTTGAAAATATATGCAGCTAATAAGGGAAGAACAGTTACAGATATTATAATAGAGTTGGTAAATACTGAACTGAAAACAAAAAAAGAGCAATCACTTTAAGTTTAGCGACACAAGTGATTACTCAAAAGAAAACCACAAAAGGAATTCCTTTTTCATAATAAGGGATTTCATTCTGAAAATCAAGGAGAAATTGAATTTATGAATAAAATTGAACAAACAATAATAAGCATTGAAGTAGCCGAAATGGTTGGAAAATTACATAAGAATTTATTGGCTGATATTAGAGGATATGTTAATGAATTAGGACAGCTCAAAATTCAGCCGTCCGACTTTTTTGTAGAAAGTACATACAAAAACAGTCAGAATAAGGTAATGCCTTGCTACAATGTAACCAAGAAAGGCTGTGAATTTATAGCACATAAGCTTACAGGCACAAAGGGAACAGAATTTACAGCAAGATACATCAATCGTTTTCACGATATGGAAGAACATATACAGCACAGCAAGCCACGTACAGCATTAGAACAGCTCCAGTTACAGAGCCAGGCAATACTTGAAGTTAATGATAAGATAGACGAAGTTAAGCAGGAGCTGGAAGACTTTAAGCAGGATATGCCACTGATGAATATTGAATGCGACAGAATAACAACAGCAGTACGCAAGGTTGGAACACGCGCTTTAGGCGGCAAAGACAGCAATGCATATCACGATAAGTCTTTAAGCGGTAAGGTATACACAGATATCTACAGAGAGCTTAAAAGACAGTTTCAGGTTACTTCCTACAAGTCAATCAAGCGTAGACAGTGTGATACAGCAATAGCCATAATTGAAGGTTATAGGTTGCCTGTGGTTCTGAAAGAACAGATACAGAACACTAACGCACAGATGAATATGGAGGTGTAATATGTCTGCTAAAATTGATTTTGAGAATGCTTTGTATGAACTGGAACAGACAACAGCAACATTAGGATTTGTTCAGACAGCATTTGCGGAGGGTGAATCTCTTATAGATAATGACGAATCTGCAGCAACTATATATATGTTATATTCAAGACAAAGGTCTATAGTGAATAAGCTCAAAGAAGTATTGAATACAATAAAATAGATAATATCATATTGATATCTGGGACGTTCAGCAATGGACGTCCTTTTTATATGCCCAAAACTTAATGGCAATAAACTTTAGGAAAATGCCGACGGGCGGTAAACGGAAAGGAGACAGGTATGAGAAAGACATTACCTATTAATCTACAGTTCTTCGCAGAGGGCGGAGATGGTAACGGCGACCAGAACGCGGGAAGTAACAATAATGGACAGGCAGGACAGCAGGGTGGTCAGAATAATCAGCAGGCGGCTGGAATTGACTATGACAAAATACAGAGTATGTTAGACACCGCAACTGCCAAGAAAGAAAATGCTGTGCTTAAAAGCTATTTCCAGCAGCAGGGACTATCCGAGGATGAAGTTAGCCAGGCTATAGCGACATTCAAGGAGAATAAGGCACAGCAGACAGCACAACAGCAGAATGATACAGCACAGCTACAGAATCAGGTGGCAGCAGCTAATCAGGAAGCAGAAAAGGTTCGTATAGAACTGGCAGCTACACAGGTAGCTATGACACTTGGGATAGATTCCAAGACACTTCCATATGTACTCAAGATGGCTGATTTCAGTAAGGCTAAGGGTACAGATGGAAAGATATCAGAGGACAATGTTAAAGCTGCACTTGAACAGGTTCTAAAGGATGTACCTGCACTTAAGCCAAGCAAAGAGAACAATGAGGAATTCCAGATTGGCGCAGGGCAGCAAAATAATGGACAGCAGTCTTCTGCAGGTAGCAATGTAAATGTTCCTACAAAGAGATGGAACAGATTCAATTAAGAAAGGTTAAAAAGGTAAAATAATATGCCAAATTTAAATTATGCAGAACAGTGGAGTCCTGAATTATTAGCAATTCTTATTCAGGGCACACTTACATCACCATTTATCACAAACAATGTCAGATGGTTAGATGCAAAGACCTTCCATTTTACACAGATGAGTGTAAGTGGTTATAAGAATCATAAGAGATCAGGTGGATGGAACACAGGTGAGTATAACCAGAAGGATGTTCCTTATACAGTAACTCACGATAGAGATGTTCAGTTTATGGTAGATAAGGCAGATGTTGATGAAACTAATCAGACAGCATCTATCCAGAATATCTCACGTATCTTTGAACAGACACAGGTTGTTCCTGAGACAGATGCATTATTCTTCTCCAGGGTTGCACAGGCAGCACAGAAGACAGCCTTATATAATTCTGAAACAGCAGGTACAGAATACACAGTAGAGAACACATTCTCTAAGTTAAAGGCTATCCTTGCAAAGGGAAAGCTTAGAAGATATAAGGCTAACGGAAGTCTTCTCATGTACGTATCATCAGATATTATGGATAATCTGGAGACGTCTAAGGAGTTCACACGCAAGATTGAGATGACTCAGATTGCAGAAGGCGGTCTTGGTATCGAGACAAGAGTGACAGATATTGATGGTGTAACTCTTATGGAAGTTATAGATGATGAAAGATTCTACGACAGATTCGACTGGGATGTTGAAGAGGGTGGTTTTGCACCACTTAAGTCTAAGTATGTGTTAACAACAGACGAAAGCAAGACAGAAGGTAAGACATATTATGAGAAGAAGGGTGAAGGACAGTACACAGTTGTTGCTAAGCCTACATCTACTCCTAAAACAACAGGATATTATGAGAAGACTGTTCAGGGTTCTCACAAGATTAATGTTCTTGTAGCCTGTGGTCAGACATGCAAGACAGTACCTAAGATTTCATCAATCTATTACTTTGCACCAGGAGCACATACAGAAGGTGACGGATACCTTTACCAGAACCGCCAGTTAAGTGATACATTCGTATTCCCTAATGGCAAGGATGGTAAGGTTGATTCTGTATTCGTTGATGTAGATCCTGCAGAAGAGATTGCAGAGTGAGCCTATGGTATATGCAAGTAAAGAACAGTACCTGAGCGAGCATAATCTTATCCCGGATGAACAGATAGAACGAAGATTAAAGCAGGCGAGCCGTCATATCGACTCGCTTACTTTTAATCGTATAACATCAAGAGGCTTTGATAATCTGACAGAGTTCCAGCAGGCAATAGTCATAGACGTATGCTGTGATATGGCTGATTTTGAGTATGAGAATGAAGACATGATTAATTGTGTCTTGCAGAATTATGCTGTAAATGGAGTATCTATGCAGTTTGGCAGCAGTTGGAATGTTCTTGTGCAGAATGGAATTGCTGTAAAGCGTGATACATACCGGGTGCTTTGCCAGACAGGCTTGTGCTGCTTAAGTCTGGGGGTGTGAGTATGAGATACCCTTGCTTGATATTAAAGAGCATGTGTAAGACAGAAATACATGTAGAGATAGAGCAGGAAGGCAGAAATGTCTACGGAGAGCCTCTTGAGCCTGTTATATGGGATGGCTTATGTAACTATCAGGACAGCGGTAAGACAGTATTAACAGCAGAAAAGGTTCTTATACAACTTGAAGGATGTGCTTTGATACCTGGAGATATTGCACCGGAGCTTCCTGTTATTACTAAAGGTGATATAAAGGTGTTCGGTGTAATAAGACATATATACAAGGGTACAAAATGTCGTAATCCGGATGGTACAGTTAATTATGTAAGATTGGATGTGATGTAATGGCAAAGAATGTTAAGTCAACAGTAAAGCTTAATATGCCTGTGGTGAGAAGACTTACGGCAGCGGCACAGGTGTCATTGGCACAGACTGCAGAAGCTATACATGCAGATGTTGTTCAAAGGCAAGTAATGCCTAGAGATACAGGTACATTACAGAATGAGAGCACATTTGTATATACACAGGATATTGCAAATGGTAAGGTGGAGCTTATATCAAGCACGCCTTATGCAAGAAGATTGTACTATCATCCGGAATACAACTTCCACCAGTCACCTTGGACTGATGAAAGCGGTAAGAGGCACGAGGGTAATGCCAATGCAAAAGGCAGATGGCTTGATGATTACCTTAAAGGCGGTAAGAAACAGAATTTTGCCAAGAATGCTTTTGCTAAGCTGTATAAGAGGAATGCGGGGTTATGATGTTAGGAATAGGTGATGTAAGAGATTATATAGCAGGTCTTGGTATTGCAGACAATACTAACGTGTATTGCGGAAAATTAGACGACAAAAAGAATAAGAGCATAGGTGTTTACAATAATAACAAGCAAAGACCTGTGCAGATGGCGGTAGGTGGCTTAAATAACAGCTCTTATCGTGTTAAGTCTGTAAGCATATTGGTTCATTGGAACACGAGTGTAAGAGACACAGAGAAGACCGCAGAACAGCTCTACAATATGCTTAGGGATATGAACCATATTACAATCAACGATACTAAAGTGCTCTTCACTAAAATGCTGGTTGATGAGCCTGTTGATGTAGGGACAGATGATAAAGGTATCTTTGAGAGTGTAATAGAATTAGATATTTATTATGAAAGGTAGGTAAAAGTATGGCACAGAATACTAAATTAGCCGGATATAATGCAGGAGCAACACCACTTACTGGCGTTAATCCGGTTCATACAATTCAGTTCGGTGTATGTATAACAGGAAGAAAGAGCACAGATACACCGGAAACAGTAGAAACAAAGGTTGTAAAAGATGCAGAGAGCTTAAGCATATCCGTGGATGGAACTATTGAAGAATGGAATCCAATGGATCAGGCGGGCTGGACAAGAAGACTCACAACAGGTAAGTCACTTAACATGGCTATGGGTGGTAAGCGTAATTATGGTGATGAAGGTAATGATTATATCGCAAGCCTGGCATTAAAGACAGGACAGGATTGTAATACATGGGTATCGGTTATCTTTCCTAATCTTGACCAGCTTCTTATACCGGCGGTTATCAACGTAACATCTCTTGGTGGAGATTCAACAAGCATTGATGCACTTGAATGGGAAGCACAGTCAGACGGAAAACCAACATATATAGAATATAATCAGGAATAAGGAAAGTGAGGATTTGAACAATGGCAAAGACAGATTTTAAAGTAATAGACATATCAATGAAGATAACTAACCAGTTACCTATGATTCGTATTACAGATGATTTAGTTGTAACTGTTAATAACAGGAAGAACACAATTCTTAAGGTACAGGCTATGGCTGCTGAGTCTGAAAAGAAGAAAGATAATAACAACGAAGTGAAATTTATGACAAAGGCTCTTGAAATGCTTATTGGCAAAGAGGCAGCAGATAATATTGAGGCTATGGACTTACCGCTTCCGGAATATAAAGAAATGTATAATGCAATAATGGGCGTTGCTGCAGGCACATATGGAGAGGAGAATACACCCTCATAGTGAAACATATTATGACATATATGATGACTGGGAACTGATAGAATCAAGCTTCCTGTCACAGTATGGTATACGATTGCGGACGGAAGATGATATGTCATGGGCGGAATTTTGTTCTTTATTATCTGGAATAATGCCGGAAACACCACTGGGAAGAGTGGTAAGTATAAGAGCAGAGAAAGACATTAAAGTCATAAGGAACTTTACTAAGGAACAGAAAAAGATACATGATGACTGGCTTCTGAAGCGTAATAGGAAAATGGTGGGAACACCACAGTATATAGAATATTGGACACGATTACAAAGAGATTTTAAGGCTGCTTATTCAAAGAAGTAGGCAGCTTTTTTCGTGCCAGAAAGGAGGGGAAATGTCAGATACAGAAATTGCAAGTATTTATCTTACGTTGGGTTTAGATACAAGTGAGTGGTTAGAAGAACTTAATAAAGCAACAGATAGCATAAATAAGCAGTTTGTTGAAATAAATAGTGAATTTACAAAACAAGTGTCAAGTACGTTATCAGAAACTGTTACACGAGCGAGTAAGCAGTTTATTAATTTAAATAATGAGTTCACTAAACAAATGTCAAATATGGGAAGTAATTTATCTAATGTATCTAATGATATTGTTAAAGAAACTGAAAAGACAAATGATATTATCTCAAAGCAAATGACAGTTATGTCAAAAAATGCAACAAAAAATGCATCTGGATTTATTAGAACCATAAGGAAAAAATTAGTAGCAGCATTTGGAACAGTTGCAACAGGAGCTTTTATCAAATCTTGTATAGAAGTAGGTTCGAATGTCACAGAAGTGCAGAATGTTGTTGATACAGCATTTAAGGACTTAAGTTGGCAGGCAGACCAGTGGGCTTCAAATGCCATGACTAACTTCGGCTTATCGGAATTATCGGCTAAGAAGTACATGGGTGTGTTTGGCCAGATGAGTAATGCTATGGGTATTACAGGTAAGGCGGCACTTGATATGGCTGAAAATGTAACTGGTTTAACAGGAGATGTTGCATCATTCTATAATCTTGGGACAGATGAGGCATATACAAAGCTTAAGTCTATATGGACTGGAGAGACTGAGACACTTAAGGATTTAGGTGTAATAATGACACAGACTAACTTAGACCAGTATGCTCTTAATAATGGCTTCGGTAAGACAACAGCCAAGATGACAGAGCAGGAAAAGGTAATGCTACGTTATCAATATGTAACAAGTGCATTATCTAATGCCACAGGAGACTTTGTTAAGACACAGGATTCCTGGGCTAATCAGACAAGAATACTTACATTAAGGTTTCAGCAGTTAAAGGCTAGTCTTGGTAAAGGCTTCATAGCATTGTTTACACCTATTCTGCGTGGATTTAATAGTCTGCTTGCAGGACTGCAGAAATTGGCAGATGGATTCGCTAGTTTCGTGCAGATGCTTACAGGTGCCGATATATCATCCTCTATGGGAAGTATAAGTGCTGATATAGCAGGCATAGGAGATGATGCTGGAGGTGCTGCAGATAATGTAAGTGGAATAGGAGATGCAGCTAAGAAGACAGCAAAGGATATTGAGAAGTCCCTTGCAGGCTTTGACCAGATAAATAAGCTTACAGAGCCGACGGATGATAGTAGCTCTTCGGGTTCAGGTACAGATTCAACATCAGGTATTGGAAGTGTAGATCTTGTACCGAATGTAAGTGGAAGTACAGCGAATGTATCAAGTGCAATATCCGATATGGCAGACAAGGTAAAGAAAGCCCTAGAACCATTAAAGGCAATATCATTTGATAATCTTGTATCATCACTTGATAATCTCAAGAGAGCGGTACAACCATTAACAGAAAAGTTGTTTTCTGGATTGGAATGGGCTTATTACAATGTGTTAGTTCCACTGGCAAGCTGGTATATAGAAGATTTAATACCGACTTATATTAATACGTTAGCAGATGCTTTTGAATTACTTAACACGGTATTAGATGTATTTAATCCGGTGTTTGAATCTGCTTGGGATAACTTCTTTAAGCCTATAGCAGAATGGACAGGTGGCATTGTTGTCGATGCCATAAATTCCATAGGAGATGCTTTTTTATTAGTAGCAGGTTATCTAAAAGAGCATGAGACAGATGTTAAAGACTGGACAGATTTATATATAACACCATTCTTTAAAACTATCACAGATTTTATAATGGAATTATATGATTTAATAAAAAATGTAATAGGCTTTGTGATAGATTTATTAGGCCCATCTTTTGACGAAATTGTTGCAATTATTTCTGGCGCAATTAGTGCAATAATAAAAATTGTAACAGGTGTTTTGGATATACTCAAAGGTGTAATAGAGTTCCTTAACGGAATATTTACAGGTGATATTGATAAGTGTATGCAAGGCATAAAGGATATCATTAAAGGATGTCTTGAGGCTATATGGGGTATCATAAAAGTAATTGTTTCTCTTATAGTAAATCTGGTTAAAGGTACTGTAGATATAGTGATTAATTTACTAAAAGATATATTTACTGTGATAGGAAATATATTATCTTCGATAAAGTCAGTATTTGATAAAGTGCTTATGGCAATATTTAATGCAGTTATTTCAGTAATTGACGGAATTAAAGATGCATTATGGAATATTGTAGATTTCGTTGGAGATACGTTTAGTAGTGCCTGGTCAAATGTATGGAATGGAATTATAAATGCATTTGATAATATATTTGGTGGCATTGTAGATATCGCCAAAGGACCTATTAATATGGTAATAGGACTTATAAATGGTATGCTTGATGGATTAGAAAGTGGTATTAACTGGATAGTCCGCAGGGTGAATGCTTTAAGCTTTGATGTACCTGACTGGGTACCGGTTATAGGTGGTGACCATTTCGGGTTTGATTTACCGGAAGTTGGATTTGGTAGTATCCCATACCTTGCAGAAGGTGGATATGTAAAGCCAAACACTCCACAGCTTGCAATGATTGGTGATAATAAACACCAGGGAGAAGTTGTAGCACCAGAGGATAAGCTTATCGATATGGCACAGAAGGCAGCAGCTATGGCATCTAGTGCTGAACTGTTAGCCGAAGCTATAAGTATTCTTAAGCAGATCCTTAAGATACTGGAAACATTAGATCTTGATATACAGCTAGATGGAAAGAGTCTTAAAAAGTATATAGTTGATAAGATTAACGAGCATACAAAGCAGACAGGAAAATGTGAGATTATAACTTAACAAGGATGTGATGAATTGATACTAAGATGTGACAATCAGGAGCTTCCGGCTCCTGTGTCCATCAAAGTGGATGATGAGATTATATGGTCTTCTTCAACAGGACGAGCACTTGACGGAACAATGTTAGGTGATGTAGTTGCTGAAAAGAAGACCTTATCTATATCCTGGGGAGTTCTTCAGGAAGATGAGCTGGTTCTTATTAAGAGTAAGCTTGTTGCCGGATTCTTCCCAATAACATTTCATGATGATGGACAGGATATAACAATAACAAGTTACAGAGGTACACTAAGCAAGGAAGTAATAGGGGAGCTTGATGATGGTATTTTCTATTACAGAAGTGCAAGTGTGTCGATTATTCAGCAGTAAGGAGAGCATATGAAACAGACATTAAAGGTTAGTGATATAAGAAACAAGGCAGTAGAGTTACAGGGGATTAACGGACATTTTCCTGTAAAGCTTAATTATGCTATTGCAAAGAATTTAAAGGTGCTTATAGCAGAGTGTGAAACTGCAGCAGCACAGAATCAGAAAGTCCTTGATGAGAAGGCATCCAAGGATAAGAATGGGGCGTATGTATTTAAAGATAATGAGATAGAATTTCCAGATGAGAAAACAAAGAAGGAAGCGCTTAAGGAGCTTAATGATATTTCTAATCTTGAGATAGAAGTTGAGATTATGATGGTACCAATGAGTGTACTTGAAATGTGTGATACAGAGAAGTACGATACACCAACATCAAAGGAAATGGCAGCATTAGAATTTATGATAGGAGAATAGCCTATGTATAACAATGTAACAGATGCATTTAAAACGATGATAAGAAGTCCGTCAAGAATATTCAGAGGCAGACTTAAGATAAATGATAAGTGGATATATGCTAACTTTAAGAAGCTTAGCTATGAAACTTCAAGCAGTAGTGAAGAATACCTGCAGTTAGGATCTGCAGTATCGGCAAAGATTGAACTTAGTATTAAGAGAATAGATGAGCTGTTTGAGAATACAGAGATACCGATAGAGATAGGATTGAAGCTGCCAAGTGGAAAGTATGAATACATTCCAGTTGGCTTTTTTACTGCTGAACATCCAACAAATGACCAGGCAACTACAACATTTACAGCTTATGACAGAATGATGAAAACAACAGGGCTATATGTATCGAATCTTACATATCCTGCAAGTGCTGTATCAGTTCTGAATGAGATAAGCGCTGAGTGTGGTGTTCCTGCTGATGTGAGTGGCATAGATTCGTCTATTATGATAGATACTAAGCCAGTTGGATATACATACAGGGAAATGATAGGCTATATTGCATCTTTAGCAGGTGGCTTTGCATGCGTTGATAGAGCAGGAACTATCGTTATAAAGTGGTATTCCGATAACAGATATAAGATTGATGTGTCACGTATATTAAGCTTTGAGAAAGATGAAAGCAATTATAATCTGGAAAAGTTATCATGTAATGTTGATAACTCTACAACTTTAACATCTGGCGGTGGAATACTTGGTGTTACATTTGATAATCCATTTATGACACAGGACAGGCTTGATAATATCTTTAAGAAGCTTAGTGGGTTCAGTTACAGGGGTGCATCTGTTAAGACATTAGGAGATGTTCGCCTGGATCCGTGGGATATGATTACTGTGGAAGATGGTGAAGATGCCTACAAGGTGCCTGTGATGAACATCCAGCAGGAATATGATGGTGGTCTTGCTATGACTATAACATCTTATGGTAAGACACAGACAGAGCAGGAAGTAGACTTCAAAGGACCAACAACACAGCAGAATAAGAGAATATATTCGGATTTGATATTGGCAAAGGAGCTTATAACTAAGAAAGTTGATGCAGAATGGGTTAAGGCTAATACAGTACAGGCAGAAACGATTGTATCTATTAACAATGAGTTACAGAATATATATAATAATTATTTAAAATCAGAGACAGCAGATATTAAATATGCCAACATAGACTTTTCAAATATCGGAAAAGCAGCAATGGAATATTTCTATGCTCATTCAGGTCTTATAAAGAATGTCGTTGTTGGTGACCAGCAGATAACCGGAGAACTTATAGGTGTTACAATAAAAGGTGATTTGATAGAGGGAAATACCATTGTTGCTGAAAAATTGGTGATAAAGGGTGACGATGGCCTTTATTACAAACTTAACACCGATGGTATGGATGTTGAGGCAGAACAAACTGAATATAACAGCTTAAATGGTAGTATTATTCGTGCTAAGTCAATCACAGCTACAAAGATCGCAGTGGATGATTTGGTTGCGTTTGATGCTACCATTGCTGGTTTTAACATAACTGACGAAGCTATATATTCAGGTGTAAAGGAATCGGCACTTAATACTACAAGAGGTATATATCTTGGTAAAGATGGACAGCTCGCATTCGGTGACGGCAATAATTATCTGAGATTCTACAAAGATTCATCAGGTAGATATAAGCTTGAAATATCAGCCGAAAGTATGAATTTTTCAAGCACAGGCGCGAGCGTAGAAGATACCATCAAAGATATCAATGATAAGGTTGATTCAGTAGTGTCTGTCGAAAAATCAGAGGTGACATATCAAGCTGGGGTCAGTGGAACAGTCAAACCAACGGGTACGTGGTTAAAAGATATGCCGAGCGTAAATACAGGTCAATTTTTATGGACACGAACACTTATAACATATTCCGATAAGTCTGTAACTGAGCTGTTCAGTGTAAGTTCCATGGGTACTAAAGGAGATAAAGGACCTAAAGGTGAGAATGGAGAAGATGGTAGTAATTTTAGTTGGAATTTAATTCATAATGGAAATTTTTCATTAGGTACTAAATATATTGCTGAGGAGAATAGCACAATAAAAATAATAGATGATTCTACATTTGGTAAAGTATGCATGTTTAATATTACTAGTGATTACCAGCGAATAATGTTCATTACACAAAATGTATGGAAAGCAAATCAATGGTACACAGTATCATTCTATGCGAAATCATCTATTGCTGGAAAGATAATAGTACCTAGCCGTAGTCTTGCAGATGGTCCAGGAGGTGTGAATTTATCAACAAATTGGACTAAATATACTTGTACATTTAAATGTACAACTACGGCTGATGGAGGAACATTATCTTTTCAAGCAAGTGATAGCAATGCTACGTATTATTTAGCAAATGTTAAACTTGAATATGGGAAAAAAGCTTCAGAATGGTCGCCACATAAGGATGAAATAAAAGGCGATACAGGCTCGCAAGGACCTCAGGGTGTAAAAGGTGATAAAGGCGCAGCCGGAGCGGATGCGATAATTATAAGTATCACTTCGAGTAGTGGCACAATATTCAAGAACAATTCAGGAACAACAATTCTGACGGCTCATGTGTATAAGGGTGGAGTTGAACAGGCAATCAACACAAATGGAGTATGCGGTTCTTTAGGAACAGTCAAATGGTATAAAGGAACGTCATTAATTTCAGCAGCAAGTGCAATAAATGTATCAGCTGCAGATGTTAACAATACCCAGATTTATACATGTCAGCTTGAAGGATAAAAAGGAAGGAGCGTGATAGTCAAAATGGCAGTTAAAGCATCAAGCCAGATATCAATGATTGATGTTACAGATGCATATTCTGTATTACTTACAAGCGAAGCATATGCATTTACAGGGAATACATCGGGAGCACCAGCAGGCCTTACATGTACAACACAGGTAGTTGCTTTCTGCGGTCAGAAATCATGTATAAGCTTAAATGTGAGCAACATAAGTTGTCCTACAGGAATAACAGCTACAGTGTCTAACAATAATACAGCATCACCTACAGTGACATTCAAAACAACGGCAACTATAACAGCTACTTGCGAAGCGATAATACCAGTTAGTGTTGATGGAATCACGATTAATAAGAAGTTTTCATTTGCCGTAGCAAAAACCGGTAGTACAGGAGCTAAGGGCGATAAAGGGTTAAAAGGCGATAAAGGGTTAAAAGGCGATAAAGGGTTAAAAGGGGATAAAGGTGAAACTGGTGCTACAGGAATTGGTGTTAAATCAACTGCAGTAACATATCAAGTATCTTCGTCAGGTACAACAGCTCCTACAGGAACCTGGAGTACATCCGTTCCGTCCACAAGTGCAGCAGCACCATATTTATGGACACGTATAACCATAAAATATACAAACGGTACTGTAACTAATTCATATTCAGTAGGAAGTACACCCGAAGGCATAAGCGTTGGCGGAAGAAATTTAGCTGAATCCACTAATCAGGGAACAACTGGATGGGGTTGGTCAATGAAGTCAGGCGGACATACACAATCAGAGATAGTAGAAAATAATATCAGAACTTGTAAACTACTGAGGAATTCCACAGCACAGTCAGGATGGTCTGTCATTGAATATACACGCATAGGACGTTCTAAATATGAACCTAACACAGTATATACAGTATCATTTGATGTTAAATCAAATGTGAATACTGTGATGAACTTAGATTTACTGCAAGGTAATGGTACTGATAATCTCATGGGTAGTAGTACTGCTGTAAATAGACAAATTAAAGCTAATCAATGGAATAAGTTGATATGGATAATTAAAACAGTCACAACACTTCCTAGTTCAACAGGACAGTTACTGTACATTACAGGAATGAACAGTGGTACAGGAGTATGGTATCAGTTTAAGAATCTAAAGATTGAAAAGGGCAACAAGGCCACAGACTGGTCACCAGCTCCTGAAGATATTGACACTAAGTTCGATAACTACACTACAACTGAGCAGATGAAACATGATTTCAAGAATAACTCATCAGAGTTATACAGTGCAATCAATTCCTCATTTGCTACGAATGGGCAGGTGTCAACTGTAGATGGTAAATTCAGCAATTATTATACTAAAACTACAATAGATTCCACAATCAAGCAGGTTAAAGATTCTATAAACCTGAAAGTAAGCCAGACTGATTTTGACAAACAGACAAAGGCAACGTCTGCTTCACTGGAACTTAAACTTAATAAAACAGATAACAACAAGGTTGTTGCCATGTTAAATGCATCCGCAGATACCATTAGCCTTAAGTCCAATCGTTTTACGTTGGATTCCACATATACAAAGATAGCTGCAGATGGAACGATAACATGTTCTAATTTAAATTGTACCAATGCAAAAATTACAGGCGGCAGTGTTAATATAACTGCTTCGAATAAAGAAGAAAATAAAATTATACTATCGTATCAGGATTCATCCATTAAACTTGCTCCGTATGGAATTAATTTAATTACAACTAAATATGCATTCAAATTAACGCCTATGAAACTAACAATGTCTTTCTCGGGTGGAGGTATAGAAGCGAATACTACAATTGACCCAAATGGTATATCAACAGGAGGGAGTGTTAAAGCAGGAACAATTGTCGCTTTATCGGTGTTGAAAATAGGTCCGCAATCTTACGGAAGTAACACCGCAACAGGAGCAAGATTAGAAGCAACAAACCAGGATTTAAGATTATATGCTTCACCAGAAACTACATATTATGTAAGATTGGGCGTTGATTATAACGGTTCAACAGTAAAACACGGATGGCATTTTGGACCTGATGGAGGCGGTGCAATAATGCTTGGTACAAGCAGTCATGCATGGGCAAATGGTTTCTTTGATGGAACGGTTTATATACAGCATGGCGACATGCATATAAGCACAGGTAGCTGTTATTGCTATGATTATTATTACATTTGGTCAGGAGGTGGATGGGTTGAATTAAGCGACTGGATAGCTACAAAGTTATAATATTTTAAATTTAAGGAGGAACAAATTATGTTAGATTTAACAAAAACAATTTCAATGTCAGGATACAGCTATGTAGAGCAGGATGTAGCAGATTATGAAGGAAGTGCTACAACTCATAAGGAGAGAGTGCCAGTGGTATACCTGTCAGCAGATGTGTCTGATTCAGGTGCTGAGCCACACGTAAGCTTCACAATCCAGAATAAGGATTTATACATTGCGAACAAGAAGACATGTGATGCGGAAATATCCGAGTTCTACACACAGGCGTTATCACTTGTAAAGTAAAGGAGGAGCAGAATGAATCTTACATTTAAAGATATTAGTGAGCTATATGACAAATTACGCAGCATATCAATAAAAAAGCTGCCATTTAAGATATCTTATGCTATATCTAAGAATATGGCTGGAATTGAGCAAGAGAATAAGATTATCGAGAGCAATCGAATAAAGCTTATAGAAATGTATGCTGATAAAGATGAATCTGGAAAAGCTGTTATAAATAATGGTGAATACCATATATCAGAAGAAATCCAGCCAGCTTTCGCTAATGAGTACAATGAGTTTATGGATACCCAGACAGAGGTGTTAAAAGATATCAGCAAAATCAATATATCAGAGTTTGATAAGCTTGAAGATTCAAGATATGATGCGTTGAGTGCAGCTGATATGACAGTCTTATCATTTATGATAAGTGAAGAAAAGATACAGTAAAGTTTATAGGAGGATAAGTAATTATGATGACGATGAGAGAAATATACGTAGCTGCCGCACACAATAAGTTGATTCAGTTGGTTATTATAGCAGTAATTATTGATACGATATTTGGAGTATTAAGATCAGTTAAAGAACACAAGTTTAACAGCTGCTTTGGCATCGATGGCGCGATAAGAAAGTGTGCAATGGTTATATCAATAATGCTACTTGTAATTGTAGATTACATAACAGGTTTTAATATGATTGGATTCCTACCGGAGGAAATAAGACAGCATATCGGAAATAGTATCGGAATCTCAGGATTTATTGCATTGCTCTATATAGCATATGAAACTGTAAGTATATTAAAAAATATGGCATTATGCGGTTTACCTGTTAAGAAATTATGGTTATACGTAAAGACGTTTCTAAGTAAATATACAGATGAGCTTCCAGATGATGATGAGCTTGCAGAGGACAAGGCAGTACCAGAGGTAAGTAACAATAAAACATATATTAACTAATGAGCACATGTAGTAATCGCTATGTGTGCTATTTTTATGCGCACATAGCGGAAATATATAAAAAGAAAGCGAGGAATAAGACTATGAAAAAAGGAATAGACATAAGCAGACACCAGGGAGAACTTGATTTTGATTACATTGCAGCTAATTTTGACTACGTGATTATCCGCTGCGCCTATGGCAATGACTTAAGCGAAGATGACAGCGAGTGCGGACAGTGCGACAGCATGGCACAGACATATATAGATGAATGTGAAAAGAGAGGCATTCAATATGGATTATATATTTATCAGTATGCAGGAAACAATGATGAATCATTAAGCGAAGCTGCGCACATCAGAGAGTGGTTTAATAAGTGCAATCCAGTTATGGGATTATGGCTTGATATTGAAGATGCAGACGGCTATAAGGCTGAGCATGACATTGATTACCACGATACACAGGAGTTTGCACTTACATGGCTTGATGCGTTATCAGACGTAACTGCAAAGGGTATCTATGCAAGTCACAGCTGGTTAAATGACTACATGAATGTAGATGAGCTTATAGAGCATGGCGCTCTTATCTGGGAAGCACATTGGAATGATGATGGAGAGATATGCGAGGATAAATTCGCTATGTCACAGGAAAGCAGTGATTATTATCTTGCAGATGGCACAAGGGTAGATTACGATATTATGAGAGATGAAGTCTATGATATGCTTACAAGAGCAAATGAATATGATCATAGAGATGATAATGTCAATGAAGATACTAATACTGATACAGAGCAGTTACAGTATCAGATTGGAGATTACGTTGAGTATGACACAATATATGCTTCGTCTACATCAGAATCTGGACTTGCACCATCAGATGGATTTAATAGTGGGATAATTACAAGGGTTATTCCTTGGGCGGTCAATCCTTACTTAATCAATGATGGAACAGGTTGGGTTAATGATGGATGTATTGTATCAGCAGGCGACAGTTCAGACGGTGAAAGCAATGAAGAATCTGAAACTGACATAAAAGTAGGTGATAAGGTAAGAGTGCTTCTTAATGTTGATTATGATACAGATAGAGCATTTAATCTTTATTATGATGAATATGATGTTATCCAGGTTAATGGAGACAGAGCAGTTATCGGTATTGGCAATACTGTAACAAGTGCGATAGATGTGCATAACATTGAAAGAATATAA